ATACAATTATTACTCAAGGAGTAGTATCATCTTATATTGCTAAAGAAATGGGAGATTTAAAATGAAATTAATCGTGTCAAAGGTAAATGATAACGTAGCATCTGTTGAATTAGATAATGGTTTAACTGTGTACGTAGATAATTCGACAGGAAAAAGCATTGTTCATATCATTGGTGATAATAGTAAAGGTCATCCTAATGTTCTAGGTGAAGATGCATCATGCGAGTTTAAATTAATTGATGGTGTAATTTGTGAAAATAGTTTTCCATCAAATGTTGAAATTAAGAATTTGACCAAAATTTTAAAGGGAGTTGAATAAATGAGTACATATTACAGACCAAGCGAACCAATTGCCATTAGTGAGATTGAAGAAAAATGTAAAGATGATTTTAAGGTTCTTTACAGATATGACGATCAAGATGGTCAATGGTTCAGAGATAATAATGGTAACTTTTTATATTTTGCATTGAATGAAGACAAAGAAGTTATCGATATTTTTCGTTATGGTGGCAACAATCCCGATTTTATTCTTGATACTTTGTCCAATCGTTTTGATGTGTATATCATTAGTGAGTATGATGAAGACTATGATGATTATGCTCACGAGGATACACCAGTTTCAACAGTTACTGTTGATATGAGTGACACTTTAGGAGGTAATGCATAATGATTGATAAAGGTCAAAAAAATATTGATACAATCTTAAACTCTTCAGATGAAAGAAAAGCTGAAATCATTCTTGAACTTCTTAACAGAGATCACGAACTTTTAGAGATTGTTAAAACTGTTGATGAGAAACGAGATAAACAAATTAAGTTGTTGAATGAACAAACTAAAATCTTAAATGAAAAACTTAATATTTTAGAGAAAAGAAATAGGAATTAAAATGCCAGCAAAAGTTACTGTTTGTTTTGAGTTACCAATTGAGCAACGAGATACTCTGCTAGATTTGGTTAGGAATAGATTGTATCTTCTTGAGAACAGGGAGGTCAACGAATTTGACCAAGATCACTCTGATCACGAGGAGATTATTGAATTGAAAAAAATTGAAAAGACATTAGAACAAGAGTTATAGGGTGGTAGACATAAGTTTTCCATTCAAGGCAAGTAGGTATGTCTTAACTATGAATCACGAATTTAAATTTGCCCTAAAGGTTTATATACTAAATTTATTTTATGTGCAAAAGATCGTGTCTACCTTAATCATTTGCGATCAAATTCATAGATTACCTACATTTACCATAAAAAGGCTCGTTTTAAGAGCCGTCAGAGGGGTGGAAAGATATGTCCGTGTATGTTTATACCCCTGGTTTTTAGTTATTAGGAGTTGATTATGAAAATTAAAAGTACGTTTGTTAGAAATTGGCCACCAAGATTTAAATTAAAATCATGGCAAGATAGAAGAGTTGCAGCGATCAATAGAATTTCAGAGAGAAGAGGGATTGATTGCAATCCCGATAATCCATATTGGGATGAGTATTGCAAAATTATGAGCAGCAAACATTGTGAAAATAAAAAAGAATATAAGGAGAAATACAAGAATGACTAAATTTTCAGATGAGTTCAAAGAAGAGGTCAAAGATTTTTGGCAAGAGAACAAAGGTAAAGTCAAAGGCAAAGAAGTTACTGGTGTTCATATGAAAAGAATGACAGAGAAAAAATTTAGTATGCAAGATGTGGCAGATCATTTTGGTTTGACCATTTCACAAGCTAACCGAATTGTTTATGTAAAAAAGGGAGATTGAAAATGACTTTGGTTAAAAGAATTGATATGGCACTCCATGTACAAGAATTGTGTGCCAAGAATGGTATTACTGTTAGTTATGTTCCATTAGATGACAGAAGACCTTTCTACTGTGCTAACAGAGTTAGAAACAGTATTACCATTAGACCTACAAAGAACACTGGATACTATGTTTCTGCTTTGCATGAGATTGGTCATTTGATTGGCCCTAATCAAAGTAGCAGGAATGACAGGTTCGAGATGGAAGTAGGTGCTTGGAAGTATGCTATGGCTACTGCTATTGTATGGACAGATACTGCTACAAGAGTAATGAAGAAAGCGTTGAAGTCATATGGCATGAAAGAACAACATTGGGATAATATTTATCTTGAATGTGTCAGATATGCAAAATCACAAAACGAACAATTTGTTGGCGATCCTGTTGCCAATGCCTCTTAATATTGCTAAAGGTATAGTTATGGGTGAGGTAATAGCATTTCCTATAGGCAAAAACAAAAAGCTACAGGAAGAGTTGCTTTTTGCACAGAAGTTACGTTGTCCAGAGTGTAATAAACTGAAAGAAGATGATTGGTTTATTACTTATAAGGATGATACATATATATGTGTGGATTGCAGTTATGAACAAGGTGAAAAATGATTAATCTACTTACCACTTACCAAGTTACGGCGGTAAGTAGATTTGGTGGTAACTCGCTAAGTCATTGTTTTTATTACTTGAATAAGAAAGTGGTTACGGAGGTTACATCTTACTATGGTAAGTTAATTATGGGTGTTAAGTCGTTGTTTTTATTGCTACTTACCAACTTACCACGACTTACCCCCTATAGGGGGTATAGGGGGGTGGTAAGTAACCACCACCTCCCCCTATATATTTTCATAGCGAAAAGGAGCTGAAATGGTCAATGTCGCTGAACCATTAACGAAAGAACAAACCAAAGCTGGTTGGAAACGATTAACTGCAAAACAACAGAAATTTCTTGATCTGTTTTTTTATAAGGACTTAACACAAACTGGAGCGGCACGAGAAGCTGGATATAGCAATCCATCTGTAGATGCCGTTAGATTACTGCGTAATCCAGTTATTCAAGAGCGATACCAAGAGATGAGATTAGAAGCTAACGCTAAGTTTGGTGTCACTGTGGAGAAGTCTGTACGTGATCTTTTAAAGATGCGTAATGATGCTTGGCAGAGTGGTCGTATCGGTGAGGCAATTAGGGCTGAGGAGCTGCGTTTAAAGGCGACTGGACTACTTGTTAACAAATCTCACGTAATGCACGAGGATATGAATGGGCTTACTAGGGAGCAAATCGTTGAGAAACTTAACGAATTTAAATCATTAGCGGAAAATAGAATGAAGAACGTAACGCCCAATGAAGATGTTCGGATTGAGATAGTCAATAATAGCGTTGAGGACGCAAATCATACAAAATAACTCCGTTTCGGTGTTTAGACGCTGACTTCGGTCTTCGGATTCGGTGTTTTTCGGACTGATTGGAGCTTCGGACTGCTGATTTGTTCGGATTATCGGACTGATCGGACTGATTGGGCTGGCCCTGCTGTCCAGGTGACAGGACAAATTGTTCGGTTTATTTTCGGACTCCAATAACTCGTACAATTGTTCGGACTATTCGGACTTCGGACTTGACATTCTTCGGATTCGTTGGTAATCGGACTATATCAACTCGTATTTCCTCCGAGATAAACTGGGCCAGCAACTGTGCTGGCTCTTTTTTTTTGGTTGGCGCTGCGGCCAGCGGCCAATAAACTGAACAATTGTTCGGTTTATTCCCGGCCCAACCAGGAACCAGACAAAAAAAAACCAGGCCGAAGCCTGGTTTAATTCTAATCCGAACAATTTTTATTATGCGTATTGGGTGCTGTCGTCAAAACTGTCCGAGTAATGTGACCAACCCAACGCATCATAGAGATGAGCTGGATTTAGGCCAAAATTGTTGTAACCAATCAAGATGCTTGTGAAATAATCTCTTGATGGTGGGAAGATGTCGGTTGTGTTCATTCGATAAGTTAACATTCCGTTGATATATTCCTTTCGATACATCCCACGCTTAACACCTTCATAAATGTCTAAAGTCTTTTCACATTTTTCGGTGATTTCCCACACGCCAACAGGTAACAACGAATCGGAGTCTTTTGTTGGCTCAATGTCTGCAACACCCCTAAATACTAATCTATAATTAGGGAGGTAGAAACTACCTAGCTGCCGAGCCTTTGGACATCTATATTTCATTTGACCAAGATTCAAATTTGAACCATAAGCCATATATAAATTTTTCAAAATAAAATCCTTTTTTTAATTGACAATAGGCAATATATTGCATATATATAATATATAGTCAATAAAAAAATGGAGAAAATTAAAATGGAATATAATAATTTAAAGATGAAAGTCATTAATCAATTAAATATTAATGATGAAGAAGAGTTAAAGCAAACTTTTACAGATATCACTAATAGCCCACATGGTGCAAGTGGTGGATTTACTGGTTTCATTTATTACAGTGAGACTTGTAAATTTGCTAGGGAAAATATTAAAGATATTTTTGATTATGCAGTGGAACAAGCCGAGCAGTTAGGGGAGGGAGTTTATAAAATGATTTCCAATTTTAATTGTCTCAATGATATGAACGTGAAAGAAACAGAGGTCGCTTCAACAATTCACTTAGCACTTAAAGGAGTTGAAGACGATCAAGGCATGGAAACCCAGATCTTAAATTCTCTTTCATGGTATGCACTTGAAGAAGTCGCCAGAACGGAGGTTGATCATTACGGAATTTCGGAGGTGCAGTAATGTTTGCTCAAAGAGGATTTGAACCAATCAGAGAACTAAAAGCTAGTGACAAATTAAAAAAGCAAACTGAAAAATTTGTTGAACTTTGTTTTAGAAAAAATCACAGTTTAGATATTGATGCTCTTGAATTCAACAGTAAAGTAGAAAAGCTGGTATTTAAAAAATTAGGTAAACTTGCATACAAACACGCAAAAGAATTCATTTACGAAAATGAAAGTTATTTGTATCATATTACTGGAACAAAATAAATTGGGTTCGGACTTGTTCGGATTAGGGGAGCTTTTAGCTCCCCTTTTTTTTGCCAGCAAGCTGGCCCCAACTGTTTGTTGGGTGCAAATAAATCGAACAATTGTTCGGATTGTTTGTTGGGCACAGGAAGACACCCAACTTTTTCGGATTCGGATTCGGACTCGGACTTCGGATTCGGACTTCGGAATCGGATTCCTGTTAGTGCCAGCAACATCCAAAAATGAGCCCAATAAAAATTTGTTCGGTTAAAAAAAAATCAATAATCGGCTGCTGCTAGTTGTTTAATGTATATGGATAATTTAAAAAAAATTATTTTTTTTACAAGAAAATATACGTTTCATTCGTTCTATATATATAGACTAAAAAAAATACAATTTGTTCGATTTATTGTATTGCAATACATTGCATAATATTGTAAATTTAAAAGGAAAACTTTAACTTTTATAGGAAAACTTAAAAAATGGTTAATATACAAAAAAACTTATTTAATACATATCAATTTAATAATAGAGGCTTTGGAATAGAATTAGAGTTTGCATATAGTAATATTGCAGATGAAAACATTTCATGGTCACAAAGTAAAGCAATCAAGATTGAAGCATTAAAAAAGGCTTGTGATCTTGCAGAACAACATCAAGATATTTTTAAAGGTCTTAGAATTGTGCATGATGGTTCAAAGCACGTGGCAATTGAAATTGTATTCCCTATTTTATTTGATCATGAAAATTCATGGAATTACATCAATAATATTTTAACAATCTTAAAAGAAAATGGTTTTTATGTTGCATCTGAAAATGGTTTTCATTTACACATTTCAACATCTAAAGCATTAGAACTAGATAAATCAATTTTAGTTGAAAGATCAATTACTCATCAATCAAATATAATATCAAGATATATTAAAAATGGTTATACAGTAATTGACTTCAATCAAAATGTTGATGAAGAAAATTATTTTCCTAGTTCTGATTTATATCAAGCAAATACAGAAATGGAATTTGAATTAGTTCAAGATGTGATGCTTAGATATTCATTAGGTCTAAATCATATTAATAAAATTGTTCCATCTTCAAGAGTTAATAATGGTTTTTGTTATACTCATCAAATGACAGAAAATAATATTAATAATGCATCATCAATTTCTGATCTTACATTTGGAAAATTTACGGCAATCAATCTTGTACCATTTAAAAAAGGTACAATTGAATTTAGACAAGCATTAACAACATTGAACGTCAATAAAGTTATCGTATGGTTTAGATTTCTAGATAATCTTGTAAGATATTCTGATACAAAAAGATTAACTAGAATTGCAGAAAATACTTTTTATGTTCCATCTAGTTTAAGACCATATTTAAGAAGATCAAATACTAGACAAGAGTTATTATATAATGAATTATATAATGCAGATGATAATCTAGGAATTCAAACTAGACAGTTAATGGATACGTTTGGTCTTACATCACAATCAATTAGACGATTAATTTCTGATATTAGAACAACATTATCTAATAACAATATTAACTCAGATGATTTTCTAATTACTCACACATTTACAGAAAATGGTTCATCATATGGTGATGGTATTTCAAACACATCTTATCAAATTATAAGAGAAGTAAATAGAAGATCATCTTGCGAACTATTGCCATTAAATAGAATAGGTCTTGAAAGTATATTTGCAGATTTAGATGATGATACGTTTGCATATTTGCATCAAGCAAAAACAAATAGATTGATGAGAATTTAACTCATCAATCTATACCTATAGATTGATATATAAAATCGGTCATTAACTTTAAATAGTTAATGACCCTTTTTTTATTTTTTTGTTGGGAAAATCTTTTCTCAGTTTTCTTCAAACGCTCCCAACAATTTTGAAACAGGCACTTGAAAAATTTTTTTTAAAAATTATTTGACAATTTAGGCAATACATTTCATAATACAAAAAAATGGAGGTAAATATGAAAACATTTGAACTAAACTATGGAGATGTTGAGAGGTTTGAGGCTAATGATGCGTCAGATGTCGTCAAGGTTCTCCGAAAAAATCATTGGTTTCCTGCAGATAGTGAGGAAACCTTCCTAAGACAGGCTGCAAGAACAGCGAGTACCTGGTCAGGAAAGAGCATTTCCTTTGACAGTCCAGCATCATTTGCAAAAGACTTGATGAAAGCTGGTATGTTGAAGGAGATCACGTCTTGAAAAAGAACAAAGACTACTATAGTGATTGGGGATCAGAAGATTTAAAGCAATTTAGATCGAAATTAGGTGTCACACAGGCAGTAATGAGTGAAAAACTTGGTCTTAGCTCAAGAATGTACCGATACTACGAGAGTGGCAACATGAAAATATCAAAATATTTAGAGTATGCTGTGAGGTGGATCGTGGAAAAAAGTAATTTATCAAGAGAAACAAAGAAAGAACTTGAAAACTTGAGCAATTTTGACAAAGAACGCATGACTAAACTGCGTGATGCCATAGAAAGTCTTGTTATCAATGGTTCAGAGAGCTATCCCAAAGGAGGAAAAGAGTGGGATAACGACTATATAAGACGTGTTTTGTCTCAAGCAATCAAAGAATTTGATATTGTTCTATCAAAAAACTAATACATGGGTTGTCAAAGGGTTTTTTTTAATGTAGTTTTTTGAAAAAACCTTTTTTAGGAGTATTTTTGATGAATCAGCCTGTACCTCCAGCACCAACTCCATTAAATATGCGAGTTAGTCCAGAAAACAGAGCGAAATTTACTGGATTTTTAGAGGGGGTGAGGTCAAAAGCCGTAACATCACAGATGCCTCCTCCAATGCCGATGCAACCAGGTATGATGCCACAAGGTCAGGGTATGGGTATGCCGCCCATGCCACCACAGGGCATGATGCCACCCATGCAACCCCCTATGCAACCACCTATGATGCCGCCAAGACCACCAATGCCTATGAATATGGGTGGTATGGTCGATGTTTTTGATCCGAGATATATGAATGAGGGTGGTTTTGTTATTTCCACTGATGAAGATGGTAAAATAGCAACTAGACCTGTGTTTAGTGAAGATAGAGGTCGCATGGTATCTCAGATACTGTCTCGTGACATGGTTGATGAGATGGAGAAAGCAGCTATGGCGAAGGCAAACCAGCCAGAGCCATCTACAACTCCATCTTTAGGTGAGATTATTTCAGAGCAGATTATTTCAGAAAAGATATTAGACAATGCACAAAGAGCAGATGACTCATTGAAAGGTGTTCCTGATTTCACAACAACGACTGTTGAGCCTGAAACTGCTACTATTTCAATGCCAGTTCAAAAGCCTAAAGTGCAACTTCCTGTTTCAAAACCTAAATTTAGTAACATTGAAGTGCCTGTATCAAAGCCTAGAAGAGATGAACCAGTATTTAGAACAATGCTAAAAGATTTCTATAGCGATAGACATGGTGGCTCTGGTGCTATTGATGATATATCAACAGATGCTTTAAAAAGTTTAATGCCGACAAATAAAGAATTAATTTCTGATCAGGTGGCAAGTGTAATTTCTGATGAAGCAGAGGATGTTAGCGATCCACAGACAATGGTGGATTTTATATTAGGCAGAGGTGATGCTGTCTTTGACACACCGACTTTAGGTAACTTGAGCCGTAATGTAAGAGTTACAAGAGATGCTCCTAAAGGTGATTTCAGCTTTAGTGCTGATGTTCCTGTAGAGAAACTTGCAGATTTGTATGAAGAAAATACATTAGAAGACGTACTTGCTCGTCAGGAAGATGAACAAGGTTTGAGTCTGTTAGCCAAGATTTTAAATTTATTCCGTCCTCAGTTTACAACAGAGTCAGCAGGCTTTGAAGAGATTGGTGGTGGTGAGAAGTTCCCTCCGTCTACAGCGTTGAGATCAAGCAGATTTAACGATGGTGGTATTGTTCAGGGATTTAGTAATGGTGGATTTACCACTAATCTTAGAGCAGCAGAGCCTGAAAGAGTTAGACAGATAGAAGAAGATGCAGTCATTAGAGATGTATTACAACAATATGATGATATGTATGATGATAAAGATAGAGATGACTTAGGTAGTGCTACTCCTATATTTAAAACATCTAAACCAATAGTTGATGCAGATATTGCTTTTGGTGGTTCTGGAAAAGAAGAAGATGACGTTTTCTCAACACCTTACGCAGATGCAGGGTTTGCAAAAGCTGAAGCTAATCCTTTAAATAAATATGTTGCTCCTGTAACAAATTTTATAGCTGGTTTACAGACAAATCCTAATACAGGTCAAAAGTTTGATATGTCAAACACATCTGATCGTTATGATTATTACAACTTAACACAACAGACAAAAGAAGCGTCTGAAAGGGCTGCTGAAGCAAGGCGTAGAGATCAAGACAGAGAAGCGGCAAAGTTAGCAGAAGAGCAGAGACTGCGTGACATGATACAAGGTATGTTGCCACCTACTGCTGCAACAGCTCCGACAACACCTGCTCCAGATGCACCTGTCGCTGATCCTGCTACACCCGATTATGGCAGTGTCGTTGTTCCGTCAGACAGAGTACCAGGCTTTGATGTAGGTAAGATTTCGCCTTATCCACAGTTTAGGATGCCGACAGAGTTTTCACCTGTTTTTCCGACATCTTTGTCAGCGAATTATTTTAAAGATTTATTTAAAAACATTGGCGTTCAGAATATGCAACAGGGTGGTTCTGTCAATCAGTTAGATTCTGCGATTGACAATTTCATCAATGCGTATAGATAATGGCAATATCGAGATCACAAATCCCTCAACAAGTCAGTAAAGGAGCAAATAAGATGATGAAGAAAAAGGGTTATAAAGCTGGTGGTAAAGTCAAAATGAAAAAGGGTGGCAAGGTTAAGAAAAAAGGCTACGCTATGGGTGGTAAGGTTTCACCTAGAAAAATGATGGCTAAAGGCATGAAGATGGGTGGTAAGGTTAAGACCAAAGGCATGAAGAGAGGTGGCAAGGTCAATAATCTTAAAAAGGCTATCAAGAAGGTAAAGGCTAAAACTAAAAAGAAGTAATGCCGTATTTACAGAGTAATATACCTCACTTCAAGTGTTGGGTGAGGCGGGAGTATACCTGTAATCACGACAAATATCACGGAGAGTTCATACACGCAATGGCAATAGCCGTAACGACTATGCCTAATCGTTGTTTGAGCTTTCAGGTTATATTTACAGGTTGTGAGACAGATGGAACAAAAAGTCCTAATGTGCATGGGGGAGCAATGTGGGCGAGGATGCCAATAACAGGTTTAATGGCAGACATACCAGTTGAGGAGTGGCCCGATCCGATGGAAACGCATGATGCTCAACCCTGGGATTGCTCATCGCATTATCATGCTGTGTACACATTAGATAGAGCCACTCCTTGCCCGTGGTTAGCAAAGATAGGTGGCGAGATGTATCCAGCTAAATATCTTTTTACAGTTGATTATACAGAGAGCGAGATAGCAGATGATCCTGCACAGCATAAGCAGAGCCATGTGATGTACTTGCTAGATGCTGGAGAATGGACAGGTAATCTTGTTGCTCTGCCTAATAACAGAGTTCGTGTAACACATCCAGCATGGTTTGAAACAGGTGAAGGTGCACCAGATTTCAGACCATCTCAGCATACACATTATTCAAAATCTGATTTAGACTATACATTAGATGTAAACAGAGTTTTTGATAACTTGTATAATGACGAATAACTTTAATATACCAACTGAGTATTTAACTGATGACGAGATGGCAAAACTTGGTGAGATTGTCACTCGTCTTAACGAACTTGAAAAAAGAGACATATATCAACAGAACTTTATAGATTTTGTCAAACACGTATGGCCTGCCTTTATTCAAGGTAAGCATCACAAGACATACGCAGAAAAGTTGCAGAATGTTGCAGATGGCAAATCAACACGTTTGATTGTCAATATGCCGCCACGACACACCAAGTCTGAGTTTGCGAGTTATCTGTTTCCTTCTTGGTTGATGGGTCGTAAGCCGACAAGCAAGATTATACAGGCGACACACACATCTGAATTAGCAGTTGGTTTTGGTCGTAAGGTTAAAAACTTGATTGACTCACCTGAGTTTTCTGACATATTTCCAGGTGTGTCGTTGGCAACTGATGCGAAAGCATCTGGTCGCTGGTCTACAAACAAGGGTGGTGAATATTATGCCGTTGGTGTAGGTGGTGCGTTAGCTGGACGTGGTGCTGATTTGCTTATCATTGATGACCCTGTTTCTGAACAAGATGCGTTAAGTCCTTCTGCTTTGGATAATATTTATGAGTGGTATACCTCTGGCCCACGTCAAAGACTTCAGCCTGGTGGTTCTATTATTATTGTTATGACACGATGGAGTGTCCGTGATTTGACTGCCAAAGTATTGAAGAAACAGGCAGAAGGTGGTGCAGATCAGTGGGAAGTTGTAGAGTTTCCTGCGATATTCCCCGAAACAGATAACGTATTATGGCCTGAATATTGGAAGAAAGAAGAGCTGGAAGCAGTACGTTCTTCTATCCCTATTGGTAAATGGAACGCACAGTATTTGCAGAATCCCACTGCTGAAGAAGGTGCGATTATCAAAAGGGAGTGGTGGAACATCTGGGAGAACAATGATCCACCACAAGTTAGTTATATCATACAATCTTATGATACTGCATATAGTAAATCAGAAAGAGCTGATTATTCTGCTATTACAACTTGGGGTATATTCAGTCCTGAAGATGGTGAAGCTGAAGCAATCATACTTCTTGATGCACAGAGAGGGCGTTGGGATTTTCCAGAACTCAAGGAAGTTGCACAAAAACTGTATCGTGAGTATGATCCTGATATGATATTGATAGAACAGAAAGCGACAGGCACACCATTGACACATGAGTTAAGACGTATGGGTATTCCTGTGACACCTTTTACGCCAAGTAGGGGTGCAGATAAATTTACACGTATGAACTCTTGTGCTCCTGTCTTTGAAAGTGGCATGGTTTGGCGACCTGACACAAGGTTTGCAGACGAAGTTGTAGAGGAATGTGCAGCGTTTCCAAATGGAGAAAATGATGATTTAGCTGATAGTATGACACAAGCCATCTTGCGTTTTCGTCAAGGAGGGTTTATTGTAACTCCAAGCGACTATGAAGAAGATGAATATTACCGAGATAAAAGGGAGTATTATTAATGGCTAAAGGCGACATTGTTAAAGCAAGTTTACAAGCTAATCCTAGTTTTTTAAATATTAAAAAATTAAAAAAATTATTATTAGAAAATAGCGACATAGTAAAAGCAAGTCGTGCAGCTAATCCAACAAAAAAATTCAACAAGGGTGGCATTGTAGCAAAAACAAAATCAAAATTTAAAGGACATTTTTAATGGCAGAAATACCTTTAGGGCCTGGTGGCCCAACAGAAGAAATAGAACAAGCTGCAGAACAGCTTGACATTCTTGAGTTTCCGAAACAACCAAACATTACAGAGTTGGAAGATGGTGCAGCTATAATTGGCGAAATGCCACAACCTGAAGAAATGCCAAAAGAACAGATACCTTTTGATGCTAACTTAGCAGAATTTATAGATGACGAAGAATTAGGTAAAATATCTTCTGATCTTAAACAGTCCATACAAGATGACATATCATCAAGAGATGAATGGGAACAAGTTTATAAATCTGGTCTTGAGTTACTAGGTATTAACTATGAGGATAGAACCGAGCCTTTTGAAGGTGCGACAGGTGTTATACATCCTCTGTTATCTGAGTCAATTACACAGTTTCAAGCACAAGCCTATCGTGAGCTTTTACCTGCAGGTGGGCCAGTTCGAGTGCAGATTGTAGGTCAGGAGACACCTGACGTTATACAACAAGCAGAACGTGTCAAAGATTACATGAATTATGAAATTACGAATAATATGGAGGAGTTTGATCCAGAACTAGATCAGATGTTGTTCTATCTCCCAATAGTAGGTTCAACATTTAAAAAGATTTACTTTGATCCTCTCCTTCAAAGAGCTGTCAGTAAGTTTGTCCACGCTGAAGATATAGTTGTCCCCTATTCTGCAACAGACTTACTGACGGCCACTCGTGTCACTCATGTAGTAACCATGAGTAAAAATGATGTCATTAAACTTCAACTGACAGGTTTTTATAAAAATGTTGATATACCTACATCAGCTACTGACGGCACAAACTACAGTGATGTCAAGGAAGAGCTTGATAAGAACTATGGTATGTCACCATCATCTTATGATGAAGATGTTGTAATACATGAAATACACACTAATCTTGAGATTGAGGGATTTGAAGACAGAGATGAGAATGGTGAAGAAACAGGATTAAAGTATCCTTACATTGTTTCCATGTTAGAGAAAACAGGTGAAGTTCTATCAATTAGAAGAAACTATAAACAAAATGATCCACTATTCAACAAGAGACAGTATTTCGTTCATTATAAGTTTCTACCAGGTTTAGGTTTCTATGGTTTTGGTCTGACACATATGATGGGTGGACTTGCCAAAGCATCAACAAGTTTACTTAGACAGTTAATTGATGCAGGTACATTAAGCAATCTTCCTGCAGGATTTAAGGCACGAGGAGCTAGGATAAGAGATGAAGACTCTCCTTTAGCACCTGGTGAGTTCAGAGATATTGATGTTGCTGGTATGGATATACGTCAATCATTGATGGCATTGCCGTTTAAAGAGCCGTCAAACACCCTTTATCAGTTGTTAGGTACATTAGTAGACTCTGGCAGACGTTTCGCTTCTATGGCTGATATGAAGATCAGTGAGATGAGTGGCGAAACACCTGTTGGTACGACAATGGCTATTATGGAACGTGGCACGAAAGTAATGAGTGCTATCCATAAACGTCTGCATTATTCACAGAAACAAGAGTTTAAACTGTTGGCAAACGTATTTAAGGAAAATCCAACACCTTATCCGTATCAGATGCAGGGTCTGCCACCAACAGCAAAGCCTATGGATTTTGATGATCGCATAGATGTAATACCTGTTAGTGATCCTAACATATTCTCTATGTCACAAAGAATAGCTTTAGCACAGACAGAGTTACAGTTAGTTCAAAGCAATCCACAGATACATGGTGGTCAACAAGGATTATATCAGGCATATCGTAAGATGTATGAGGCATTAGGTGTAACAAACATTGATCAGATACTGCCGCAACCTCAACCACCTCAACCTATGAATCCTGCAAAAGAAAATCAACAGGCTATGCGTGGTCAATCAATACAGGCTTTTCCACAACAGAACCATGAAGCTCATATTGAAGCTCATTTAGCAATACTGTCAACACCTGTTGCACAAGCTAATGCAGCTATCATTATGACATTGCAGGGTCATATACAGGAACATATAGGTATGATGGCAGAAGCTATGGCTCAATCAGAGATTGCTCAATCAACACCTATGGATCAACAGATGATGATGCAACAAAATCCACAGATGATGCAAGAAATGCAGACACAGATACAAAATCGTGCTGCAGAAATCATTGGAGAGTTGACAGAGAAATATGCACAAGTCTTATCACCTGAAGGATCAGAAGACCCATTAGTCACTATTAGAAAACAAGAACTTGCTCTTAGAGGCCAGGATATTCAGAGAAAATCTCAAGAATTTGAGAAGAAACAAGAGTTTGAAGAAGAGAAAGAAAGAAATCAACGATTAGTTGATCAACAAAGAATTGACATTTCAGAAGAGGCGTTAAATGATAAAACACGTATTGCAGAAGAGCGTATCCAAACTCAAAGAGATATTGCAAATGCTAACATCAATAGGAGAGGTTAAATTGGTTAGTTCTATTAGAGAAAAAATATATCAAGTAGAGAAAGAAAAAAAGGTTGAGAGAAGAAAGGCTAAAGAAACAGCTAATAATCCTGAACCAGTATTTAAAGAAGTAAAAGAACCAAAGGTTGAAAAAGTAGTTGACAGTGGTGAAGTAAAAGCTACACCTAAACCTGTTTCAAAGAAAAAAGGTAGACCAAAAAAAGGAGAGTCAAATGGGAAAAAAACTAAAGCCAGTTCCTGAAGGTAACAAAGGTTTAGGCAAACTACCAACTGAAGTTCGTAACAAGATGGGTTTTATGGCAAAAGGTGGGCGTGTTAGGCAAACAATAGAAGTAAAATCTATAGGAGACACACCAACAGGGCCTAAAGGATATAGACAAAAAAAATCTGAAACTTTTTATAAAGATAAATCTACAAGAGGTGAGTTTGTAAATATTAAAGATAAACCACGTAAACCACGAGGTATGCCACGAGGTATGGAAAAAGGTGGAATGGTCAAAGGTGGTACATCTTCACAAATGACAGGTAAGGAGTTCAAAGGTATTTTCTAGTGTATGATAGACCCATTAACCTTAACCACAGCCGTCAGTGCAGCAAGTGCGGCATATGGACAAGTTAAAAAATTAGTCCAAGCAGGAAGAGAATTTGAAGAAATTTCTGAAAGTTTGGGAAAATGGATGGGTGCTGTATCAGACATTGATAATATTAACAAAAACTCTAATAATCCCTCAACATTCGATAAATTATTTAATGGCTCTGTAGAAGAAGTTGCACTCAAGAGTTATTCAGCAAAATTACAAGTACAAAAACAAAGAGAAGAATTAAAGAATTGGATTGTAGGTCATTACGGCTTAGCAGGTTGGGAGAACTTGTTAAAAGAAGAAGGTCGTATAAGAAAAGCAAGACAAGAGGCTATTTATACTAAACAAGAGCAACAACGTATGATACGTGATTATACTATTATGGGAATTGCAGCTTTGATAGGTTTTTCTGCTCTTGGTTGGATGATTTGGCTTATTACTAAAACTGTGGCGTGATGTTTATGTTATATAATTTAATATATTATTTACTTTTATTTATATGTGTTTTTTCTATTTTAGCAATTGTAGTATTTGCTAGAGACAAAGAGCATACGACTTGCAGATTAGCAAAACAACTGTTAGAAGATAAAACAAGAGTTTGTGTTTATGTAGGTGCAAACTATACACAGTGGAATGAATTTGTACCCATTGGTGCAGGTGAGTGTCCACGAGAGATACAGTG